TATTTTTTGTTCGCACATGTATTTTTAATAAATACATGTATATCTTTAAATATTCATTTTGAAAGATGTCAACGTTTCTTTCTGACACCATTGATGATAGTTTGACTCTACTATCTTCTTGCCAATTTGTTTAATGGTAGAGGATGGACCGAAGATTAAACTTGTACAACCATCACACCAGAGTTTTTCCAACCCGTTAGGTAGTTTCTCTGGAAAGTGTGTAAGAACTGTACAATTATCGCACTGGAGTTCTCTCAACCCGTTAGGTAGAGTATCTGGAAGATGTGTAAGAGCTGAACACTAAAAAACTTTCAACCCGTGAGGAAGATGCTCTGGAAGATGTGTAAGAGCTGTACAACCGGAACACGAGAAAAATTTCAAACTATCAGGAAGATGATCTGGAAGATGTGTAAGAGCTGTACAATCATCACACGAGAGTTCTTTCAAACTATCAGGAAGATGATCTGGAAAGTGTGTAAGAGCTGTACAATCATCACACGAGAAAAATTTCAACCCGTCAGGAAGATGATCTGGAAAGTGTGTAAGAGCTGTACAATCATCACACGAGAGGTCTTTCAAACTATCAGGAAGATGATCTGGAAAGTGTGTAAGAGCTGTACAACCGGAACAGTCTAAAACTTTAGTATCCTGGGGAATATACCCATTATTTTCACATATAATACACATTGGTGTATTATATCTCTGTGTTAAACCTAAAAATCATTTTAGGATCATTCTATAAAAACCAAACCTTGAATTAACTCAACTTTAGGTTTAACCAATTCAGTAAGTTCTTCCAGAACCTTCATCTTATTCATACGTATCTTGAACTGTTCAAGAACAAAGTCTTGTTTATTATGTACTACATTAAGAACTTGATCAAGCGAGCTTGCAAGACTGGCAATATAACACATGTAATCTATCATCAGAATGTGACTATGATCTTTATAATAGTCAGCAGATTCAATCTTTTCGTATTTCTTTTCCTTAATATTCTTAACACTTCCATCAGTTAGCATAACATATTCTAGTCGAGTGCCTTCACTTACAGGTTTCCCCCTTCTTCTCATTTTTTCAGCAAGTTGTACCTGTGCTGGAAGACATTTCAAGTAATAATCTTTTGCTCTTGTTACACATTTAGTCTTAAACTTTCGTTGCTTTTCTTCGTCAGATCTCCACAACGCTATTTTATAATCTCCTACCCTACCTGTTCTTCTATACATTAACTCACCATCTTTATCTTTCTTGCAATTACCCATTCTATCTAAACAAGGTTCATCTTGAACATCTTCCAACTTAAGTTCGTTACAACCTTTTACGGACTTTGTGATCACGAAATCAATGTATTCGAAACCTTTAGAGAACATCTTATTCAATGTTTGTATGAGATCATATTGAACATCCTTTTCAGGTACTTTGTGAAACACTTTCAACATATTCTCTGCATAAATATCTCGTACTATTTTGGCATTATCTCTCCGAGCAAGAATCACACCTTTCTTTTCGATTTTGTCAGAAACGATACCATCTTTACCACAAGCTAAACTCATATATCTCTTCTTTGTAATAATGAAAAACTTACGATAAATAATCTCTTCAAATGCCAGACCCATAGGTTTAGGAAAGAGTTTACTCGTATCTTCCGCAACCATTTCCGAATATTCCCAAAGTTCTTGTGCAGATTTTCCGACCATATGAGGAAAGTGTATATAACATGAATCAGTATCACCATAGATAAGTTGTCCTTTATGATGTTTAGGAATGTATTCTGCAACTTTTTCAATATTTTCTCTACCTCTAGCTGTTGTTGCCATTGCTCCGGGCATGAAAGGCAAATAACCCCTCTGTACACCCATAGCACCATATGCAGAGTTAGCTGATACTTTGAAAGCGAGTTGTCTCTTGTTCAATACGGTAATCAATGTATCTAAAGCCGTACGTTCAGTTTGGTCGGTTGTTGAAGAAAGTTTTGTTTTTATCTCCTTCATTTCTTTCTTAGTCTTCTTTCTGGCATCAAGAAGGTTAGTAAGAAGTTGTGGAAGAATACCCATTGGTTCTTTCAAAAATCGGTAATATCTCTTTTCACACATAATGTATTTTGGTCTCGTTTTTCTTACAGTAGTATCGTGGGTACAATTATGCACCACAACTCCGTCGGCAACAAATGAATGAGAAGAGTCAACCTGTAAATCATAAACTTGTCGTCTTCCAATGTTTTCTATTTTGATTATTTTTTTATAAAGTCGAGGTAATATTTTTGCGTTCGAATCAATAGCATAAGAGTTGAACAAACTAGATCCTCCAATGCTTTCTATATAATCTAGAGCTTTAGGGAAATGATTGTACGAAAACATAGGCTTTTCCCATTTTTTCATAGGTCTAAGTAAATCGGTCATCTGTGATGCGGATGGAGTAGAATAGTATTGATTATATATAGGGAATCTGATTTGTAATTCTGTAATTGCTTGAGATAGAGAATCATTGAACGACATATTATTTTTAAGAGTCTTCACTCTATTTACTAACCATTTCTGTTGATTCCATACTTCATTTCGTAGTCTTAGATAAGAATATCTCGCTTCTAAACGCATAGATTTATACGCACAATAAGAGAAACCTATTTTCTCCTTAAAAATTAAAATATCTTGTGTTTTTATCCATATATAAGTTTCATCTTTTAATCTTTTTGATGAAGTACTTATTCCACATATATTTAGATACTTCTGAAGTTGAGAAACTGAATGTTGTAACTGTTCTGGATTTTTTGAAGTCCATGATAATGCTAATGTACCAAGAGATTGAGTTTTCTCTGAATAACTAAATACATGACCATCCCCTCCAAATAAACCACTGAGAAAAGCACATAATTCTCCTTGTGACGCTTGCTCTAGTAAAGTTGGTAATGTCCTAGTTTGGTTAACTTTTGATCCCCATATCATACCATCCAGATTTCGGAAAATTTCACCCAATTTTCCAAGGATAGATACACTCCATCCATAATTCATATTTCGCACACTTGTAGAACCAGGATGTAAATCTTCAATATCTCTTACCAGATTTTGTAGGTCCATTTGATGACCGCAATATACAATTGTTCTATTATGACAGGTATGGCCATCAGTACAAAGTACTCCAAGAATCTTGTAAAACTTAATTAATCGTGAACCTGTGAAATGAAAATCACCAACAACAAACTCTTCGTCTCCAATATTATACATAGGTGGTGAGTATGCCGTGCTAACACGATCAGAATTAATTTTAATGTTTTGAGCTTCAACCCATGTATTATCTGACAATAAAATTTTGTGATCAGGAGTGCATGATAATGTAGTACCATCCTCCATCGTTAATTTCACACAATCTTTGATACCCTGATTAAAAAAGTTTGTTTGTGGATAATATCTCATTCCTTGTTTTTCATCATCATACGCCAATAGATTTCCATGATAATATTTCAAATCTTCTATTTTCATAGAGTACTCTCCAATGGTAATGTTAGTGCCCTCTACTAAGCATCCGATATGGTCTTCCCAATTGAATATGTGACACATACTATCAGGTATATTCTCATCTGTAACTAATGTAGACCAACAAATATTGTATGCGATAATTGTTGTTGGATACAGACTAGTAAAATCAAAAGGAATAACATCTTCATAAGCTCCAGGTACAGGATCGAATACGTGAGCGCCGGTGTAATGTTCGTTTTCTTTTACGATATATCCATCTTTTTCAACAACATATCCATCGTACATGCATTTCTTGTAGACTTGTGAATATACTTTTATTTGCTGACCTTGGGTGTATAACGTGAAAATTGGTACGTTACAGTTATGTGCTATAATAGAATTAGCCACGAATGAATGGTTATTAAAAACCTCGATATCATATACTGGTTTCATACCAACATGTCTAATATCAATAACCTTAAGATTTACAGTGTTAAACCATATTTCATCTCTACTTAAACCATAAACAGTGTTTTTATTACCATCACCTTTGTTAAAGTATTTAAATCCGTCAATAGATCTAAGAAATTCGGAAACTGACGGAAATGTAGAGTTATTACTAGACCCAATAGTATCTGTCTTAACTTCTCTGTTTCTAGATGGATTTAACAACCATCTAATATTGGTCATATCTGGAATTGAGTATCTATGAATAACTGTTTCTTGTTCATCAAGCTCTTTATACACTTTATCAATTATTTTTTCGTTAGAATGGTGTTTATATTCTTGAATTTTATTTACACACCATTCTCTTTGTCTATATACCTCTTCTCTATATTGGTAGTATAACTGTCCGACGAATAGTCTTTGTGATTTTGACACACAGTAAGCAAAACCTATTGTACGATAAAATGTTGTTATAGAGTTAGTTTTAAGATTTATAATACCTTGTATATTATCTTGATTAGAACGTTTACAAGTTATATATGTAGTATTAATACCGCATTTGTTTAACAACATCTGCATACTTTCCATAAATTCATTAAGATGATTTATATTTGTATTTGATTTAGAGAACGAAACAGTACCTAACTTTTTACCATTAAATGAAATGGTATGACCATCACCGCCAAATATTCCTGATAAAAAACTTACTATTAAAGGTAAAGGACAATTATCCTTTAAAATAAATAATGGCAGTGTTTCTCTTTGATTTACTCTCTTACCAGTTATAACTCCGTCTAATTTGATTATCTCATTTCCAATAGTACTTGGTATTTGGATTTTCCAAACTCTATCTGTTTTACGAGCTTTTAGTGTTTTACCGCATATAAGATGTATATCTTTTTGTATAGCTTCTACATCAAGTGGATGTCCTAAAAATACATCACAGCTATATACATTATCCTTGCTTTTATATATAGAACCATCTGTTAATAAATATCCAATTAATTTGCAGAAAGAAATAGATTTTTTATAGTCTAATTGATCAGAAGTATCAAATGTGATATCCCCTACAGTTAATTTATACCCATTACATAGTTTAATATCTTGTTGTAAATTTTTGTAAGTATTTTCGGGCCCTATTTTTATTCTTTTATTTAACAATGATTGAGTCTCACACCAATCTCCATTTTTATCCAATAATAAATGATCAGGTGTACATGTAAGTTTAATACCATTTTCCAATGTTAGTTGTACACATTCCTTAATACCTTGATTTAAAAATCTGACTTGTTTTTCATATGTTAAACATTCTCCGTTCCAACTGAGAATGTCACCATGATCTAAATCATTGAGTGTCTCTATAGGAACCGATCCGTATTCAGTATTAACATGAGTACCCTCTGCAATGCAAACCTTAGCCATCTCAGTCAAACCAATCCATGTCTGCAACTTTTCAAATAATTTCAATACCAATGCACTATCTTGAACACAATACTTCCCAACGATTGACATAGCCTTCCTAGCCTTTTTACCAAAAGATCCATCGTCCTTTCTTTTAATACCCATGTCGTAGCATTTAAAGATTCCTTTTGCTGAAAGAGGGTCTTTGGTATCGCCGACAAAATATGTTGAAATGGCTTTAAGAGAATAAGTATCCATCTTATAGTCTCTCTTTACTAATGGGAGAAGATCTACAAATAATCTACCTTCCGCGTCTAGAAATTCAAACTCTTGTTTGCCATAAGCAGATGAAGACCATTTGATAGTTTTCATTTTTGCTTCAGTATCTTTGAGAAATCCTAGTTTTGCAAATTCTCTAAAGCACATACATGGAGCTGTTGCTCTAGCGATCAAGTAAGGAATATCGAAACCAAATATGTTATACCCAACGATAATATTTGGTTGTGTTTCTTGAATAAAGTCAGTAAAACCTACAATCAACTCATCCTCAGTTTCATACATTCTTATTTCTGTATCTTCACCAACTATATCAGCATCAGGTTCTCCGAACGTTAATAGAGTTTTTTCGTACTCGTCTTCGCTATCTCCGTGTTTACCAATTACACAAGAGATTTGGAAGATCTTATCTCCTAGTCTTTCAGTCTTGGGCATAGTATTTGGATCAGATGAGTATACCTCCAGATCGAAAGATAAGACCTTTGGTTTTGGAACTTTGTTTGATTCGTGTGTTGACATATTTTTCCAATCTACCATGAATTCATGATCACAAGATGATATTCTATCATCTTCGCCTACATTCACACCACGAAAATGTATCCATCCAGCTGTTGGTAAATTTCTACGACATACTAACTGCAAGACTTCGTTTGCATCTTGTTCATGCATTTTTAGTTTTACTCTACCTACTCCTGCTACGTTGATAGATGATCTGATTTTGTACGATAGTGTTCTTATTTCTGCACGTGTAGCAAATGCTAAGAATAGATACGGAAATGATTTTCTTGCACCCTTTGAATCCAAATGAGCATAATACAATCTTTTCCTATATTCAAGAGATTTAAACAAAGGTTTTCTATCACCCATAAGACTATCTATTTTCGAAGATACTCTCGATGCAGTGTTCTCGTCCCATTCTATTTCATCAGGAAGTTCTATATACACAAAAGGAGTAAAATTGTCTACTCTGGCACATACTGTTTTATCTTGGTCGTCTAATCCGTATATCCTAATGGATGTAACATTTATCTGTCTGTCATCTATCTTCCAATCATATGGAAAAAATGTATGGCTTTGCATGTTTATTAATGTGATAAAATCTTTGATATAAATCATTTTGAAAGTTCTGAAATTATTTATAAAGGGTGTGCATAACGTTAAACAAATGAAAACATACATCATAGAGTGTGATAATAAGTCGTATGATTTATATGTAGGAGAATCTGCTATAGAAAATTGGAGTATGTTATCCAAATCTAAACAATGGTATTATTTCTTTCATTTATCTTCTTTTCCTTCAGGATATGGAATGTTAGACTGTGAAAACGGCGAAGACATTCCCAAAAATGTTTTACAAAAATGTGCCGAACATGTGAGACAGAATACTAAGTATAGGAACATGAAAAATTTGAAGGTTGATTGTACTAAATATAGTAACGTAAAGAGGGGAGAAAAATTAGGAGAAGTCGTGTATAAACGTGTTAGAGATATATTTATCTTGTAAATAATAAATGCTAGTTTGTGTATATAACGAAGTTCCGTATCATTACGAAGTATTTGGTGTGTTCATCGAATACGCGTTAACAAAAAAATGGTATATTGATGTGTATTACATTGAAAAAGAAGATGGATCTACAAGAACAAATAATTGGGTTGAATTTTATTTAGAAGTTTTCAATAATGATCCCAAGTTAAATTTCATCAATATAAACAATCAATTACACCAAATGAACTATAACGCGTATGATATAGTATTCATGCCTACGTACTCTAATATTGGTGAACATATTGGGAAAAAATGTATAACAGTATCTCATCTATGCCCTGAGGATGGAGGTAGAGTCCCACAAAATACTAAAACAACTAATATCTCACTAAGACCGTTTCCGTGTAAATTACCATGGATACATTCGTGTTATAGTCCTGTAAGTGTATTAAATAAACCATCCAATGAAAGACTAAAGCTATGTTTGGTTGGAAGTCTTCAAACAGATACAGACATCGACATAGTTAAAAAAATTGTTAAACACAATCCTAAAGCTGAACTTATCCTTATTAATAGAACTGAATGTCATGTTCTTAATAGTATCACTCCTAATATAAAGCAATACAATAACGTAGATGCTAAACAAATGATGAGCTTATTAGGGGGTTGTACATATCTCCTTGTACCTAAGACAAAAGATTCCAAATATATATACCGTCAACTATCTGGGGCTATTCCTATAGCTATTAGTTTACTTGTTCCTATTATAGCTCCCAAAAAGATGATAGATGATATGAATATTGGAAAGATTGCACTGCCTTATGACAATGACTCTAATACCATTTCACACCTTCAAAATAAAGTTGGAAGTATTAATATGTTGGAATTTAGGAACGAATGTTTGAACTATACACACGAAACACTAAATAATCTAATACCTTCAGATAATCCTCCAGGAAATAAGAACATGAATATACATTTTATGTGGTTAACTTCTGATCATGTACCGACAAAACCACCAGAAAAATACAATAAATATATTAGAACATGGAAGATACGTAATCCAAACGCTAATATTTATATCTGGAATGATGATGATATTCGTAATATGGTGAGCGAATATTTTCCGGAACATCTAAAATTCTATGACAGTCTTGAACCAGTTATAGTAAGATGTGATTGGGTAAAACATATAATAACGTGGGTACACGGAGGATTATATTCTGATCTTGATTTTTATTGTCTTAGAAACATTGATGATTTAATACCTGATAATAGCGAATGTGCTTTTGTCAGAGAAGTACCAGAACATGAAAGAGAAAGTGAACATCTTTGTGTAGGATTTTTTTACGCAGCTAAACATCTTCAATTGTCAAGGGATTGGGTAAATCATATAGCACTAACCTCGTCGCATGGCGTTAAAAAACGAGATATTTTACATATAACAGGACCAATAGCTTTCTACAAATTTGTAGAGGGTAGAAAATACCATTTATTGAATCCATGTGATATATTTCCATATACTGATCATGGAAAATTAAGTAAAATATGTTCAGAATCTCACGAACCATATACAGTAACAATATGGAATGATGGCAGTGGATGGGGCAATGAACCAGATGTATCAGGAACTGATCTATATATATTGTGGATTATTTTACCGATAGTTATAGGTATACTTCTCATTATTGGACTCATACTGTATCTTAAAAAGCGTAGAATTATTTAATCTTCTCAATTATATCTGTTGTAGATATACTTGGAGTTCGTGGGAGATACACTACTTTACAAATATCGTTAAGATCATCGAACTTACCCTCCCAATCATCACCAATTATCATGACCTTAGCGTTATACTTTAGTATATACTCTCTCTTTTTGTCTAATGATTCTTCTATAAACGTCTCATCAACAAACTTAATACATGAAATAATCTCTAACCGTTCCTTTATAGAGTATATAGGTTTACGATTCTTTTTAGAAATGTTTAGTTCGTCTGAAGATACTCCTACTATTAAGTAATCTCCATATTCAGCAGACTTTTCAAGTATGCGTTTATGACCAATATGAAATAAGTCAAATGTTCCAAAAGTAATAACACGTGTCATTTTTCTTGCTATCAATAAATGTTTATATGGATATTGTTGGTAATAACGAGTATTATCTGTATATTAGTTGCTCTATTTGCTGGTATATATTTTTGGGATAATGGTAAGAGATATATGCATATAAATAGAGGATTAGAGACTTATAGATATTATCTTGACAATATACCTTCATACGGAAAAGCTTGGTCATATTTCATTATGGATTATTATATTCCTAGTTCAAATATAAAACCATTCAAAGGTGTAGATAAACCATTTATGATTGAGAATGAAATATCAGGGGATAGACTAATACCTTTAATCAAAGAAGGTAATGACATATTATCAGATGTAGGAATAAACAATGTATTCCTAATTAATTTAAATAGATCATCTAATAGATTGGAAAGAAGCTTATCAATGTATAAACAACTTGGAGTTAAAAATTTAACTAGAATGAATGCGTTTGATGGTAGAAATGAAGTTGATATTATGAAGAATGAATTACAAGAGTTTTCTGTACACAGTGTTGATGATTTGGGTAAACTAAATACATTTTTGGATATTATATCATATAAAAAGCTTTTAGCAGGACACCAAGGATGTACTTGTAGTCATATATATTTATGGAAGTATATATATCAGAATAATATACCAGTAGCGATTATATCTGAAGATGACGTATGTTTTCATCCTAATTTTAAGAAGTTATTTATCGAATCATGGCAAAATAGACCAGACGGAGTATTATACAATTATAATCTTACAAAAACAGAGTGTTCTAATTGTGATAAATACTCTACACCAACATGGGTTAAAGGAGCAGGAGGGTCAGCGACTTTTTATGTTATTACTTGGGAAGGTGCTAAGAGATTATTAGCAGCATTTTGTAAGAATAACTTTCCTATACTACCATGCGCCGACGATATCCCGTTTATGACTCTTCCAGACTCATATAAGTTATATTACAACAATAACAATGTATTTAAAGACATTCCATTGTGTGGAGATAGACATTGTGGTATAGTTTCTACGCCAAACTCAGAAGACAATAACAGTACTATTCGAGAAGTAAATTAATATTGATGTATATAAATGAAACTAGTATGGAAGATCTTAATTGTATTAGCCATAATACTTTGTATATGTGCTATAATTGCTTTAGTAATACTTCGTAGAATGATATTTGGAGGATATTCAAAACAGCCTTTCAAAAATGTGTGGGAAGATACAAATAAACATGGAGAAAAGTATAAGGATGTCTTAATGCAAATGATTACAAGTATGAACAAGATTTTTGAAGAACATAATATGCCATATTTCTTTATATTTGGTAACCTAATTGGTGTAATTAGACATAATGGTTTAATACCATGGGATGACGATGTGGATATAGCTATGCATAATGATGATTGTATTAAATTGATGAAATTACACAAAGAGTTTAGGAAAGCTGGTTTAGGAATAGAAAAAACAAATGTAATAACAACACAGATTATCAAGATATATCCCCTATCAGAGAAGAGTGTTTTATCTCCTATATGGAAATTTTCATGGCCATTTATCGATATATTTTCATATAAAGATAAAAGTGAAGATTCTATATACATACGCGGAACTGATGGGCTTAATGATATACAAATCTTCAAAAAAGATGACATTTTTCCGCTAAAACCATACAATCTATATGGTGTAGATGTAAATATTCCTAATAAACCAGAAAAGATATTAGATCAATTATATCCTGGTTGGGATAAACTATGTTATTCATCTCCATTAATACATAGATATCATTCACGCATAAAGAATCGTAAAAAGATACCTACGTCTCAATTACAAGATATAGACAACAAAGTATTTGAATATGTATGGATCATATCCACAGATAAAGATAAACGCGAAAAAGTTCAAGAAAAGTTATCTGATATAGATATACTCGCACATGTATGGCCCGGTGTTAAAACCGATTCTAGAGCATTTCTCGATGTGTATGAAGAGTTTAATAATGATAAAGTCTCTAAAGAGGAGTTAGCATCGTTATTATCTCATTATTCTCTGTGGGAATATCTACAAGAAAAGGATTATCCTTACGCAATTATTCTAGAGAATGATATCACATTTTCTCCTAATATAACCAAACAACTCTTATTGCAAGAGTTAAATGAAAGTGCTGGATTTGTGTTATTGTTTTTAGGTCATAGTAGGGAGAAACTTGTTAAAAAACCTTCTACGTATCTTGGTCATTCTAATGGTCGACATGCTTATGCTGTGTCTAAAACAGGGATATCTCAGCTATGTGATTTGGGTAATAGTGTTATATCGAATATTAACAATATGACTAATAAAATATGTAAAACTGAACTATGTTTCCTATCTCATACAGATGAAAAGAGAGGGAACAACAAAGGAGGTGGTATAATATTTAAACAAAGAACTGTCTAATCTTGAAGAGCTTTCCATACTTGGAATAATCTCGTAACACGACCTGAGCTACAGGTCCCCATAGAGATATCAGCAAGTTGTTCTTCTAATATAGGAAACATATCTTTCTCATTATCTTTGTATGATTTGGATAATAATATAGATGCAAGAATATCAGTAGCATCCATATCATTCTCTATCTGATAATTCGTATTTCCTGGACTATGATTCATATCTTGCATAATAATATTAAGGTTATGACGAGCGTAAGGATTTTCTAACTTTCTTTGCAATACTACTAATAGACGTAGTTTAGTATTATTTGGAATATGTTCTGATTTGAAATCCCCTTTAAGTTGAGAATCAAATACATGTACGTTGATCATTTATTCAAACTGAAATTAAAAAGTTATGTCAATATAGTTAAAGAAACATGAAATGGTCTTGGCGTAAGATTAGTAAAACTCATGAAGAAGATATTGATGTAATGTTGATCCCCACAAAACAAGAATCCCCGTTATTATCTGAATATAATGGTCATAAAAATGAATACATAAATTATGCTAAAAAGTTAGATCATTGTATACATAAAGATAATAAAGAAGCAGATGAATTAGCTAAAGCTGTAGATGGCATGTTTACGTACTTCATTAATCATTACAAAGGATCCCATGATATATCACAGATAAAATATGTTGTATGGATATATTTTGTTGCTTGTTTCTGGGTTATTGATAAGTATTGTCATGATGTTTATTTTAGTGGTGGTGATATAAGTAGAATAACAGGAGTGCCTTTGAAGGACCTTAATTACGCTGAAATAACTCTATTAAATATTATTAATTTCGATATTCGTCAGTATTGGACAGAATGTGATGAATGATCTCGGATTTTTAAATATATAAATCCGAGATCAAAGGATAGCAGATGTCTGACTCTCTCTAGTTCATCTCGGCTATATACACAGGGGTTTCATATTATTACTTAAACAGTAACAGTAACAATATAATAGAAAAGAAGATGGGAGGATCACTTACTTTCGATGAGATTCAAGATATGATACAAAACCGTCAGGTTTATAAAGACCTTAAACACTTTGTTGAAACTGGTACATACCGTGGTACAACGTCCTGTATGGCTGCAAAACATTACGAACATGTATATACAACAGAAATAGTTGAAGCTTTACACAATTACAGTAAACATAGAGCACACTGTGAAGGATTAGATAATATATCTTTTTATCTAGGAGATAGTGTAGAATTGTTAAAGGATATTGCTCCTAAAGTTTTGGATGGTGCTGTATTCTTCATTGATGCACATCAAAGCGGACCTGATTCATCTAATAATGGTAAAAATGTTCCATTGTTTGAAGAACTTGAAGTGATATTATCAAGCGGAGAATTATCTCCTTCGTTATTTATCTTTGATGATACGAGATTCTGGCAGAACCATTCTCAACAGGCGTGGGATTGGGAGCATGTTTCTACCAACGGTATTGTTGAGATGTTTAAGAAATATAACGTAAGATTATTGACGTTTCTCGAACATAATGATAGATTTTGGGTTTTTACGAAGTAAATCATGTGAGAAGTTTTATACCCCAAAGATAAGGTATAAAACTTAGAATAGTGTGAGAAAAATTACTTAACAATCCTGTAAGTGATAATATCGTCCAAACCTTCAATTTCAATGACATCACCCTTATCATAGCAATAAAATCTAGATACAGGATCGTCGATGCGAAGACATGGAAATTTTGTTCCATACACATCTTTAAAAGCTTTAGACTCATTTTTTGACAATCTAGTATGTTTAGGTGTTAACACATGCTTTGTAATATTGAATACGAGATCTTCATTAGAGAATAATTCTATTCTCTTATCTTGGGACTCTTCTGCGGTCTTTTTAGACATTGATGTCGTGGTATCGTTATGGATAATGATACCATGAGAACACTTAATCTCGTCCATAAATCCCAGATACTGTCTAATTCTTCCAACTTTTACTTTTATATCACCTGAAAAGATAACACATACTTTATCATTTTCTTTGTTGTTGACCGTGAGAATCATAGGATCCTCATCAATTTGTTCAACATTGGTATATCCTCTTTGCTCGAGCATTTCAAGACAAGTGTTGTAAACAGCATTTTCCATGTTTAATTCATACTAAATCTTGTTCTTAATTTTCATTTTGATAAGGTATTATGTTTCACTCCCTTGTACAGATACAGTATCATGTCGTGATATATTAGTAACTGTTTCACTCAGGAGTTTCTCAAGTTCTGTGATTCTCTTTTCGTATCTAGCAATAGTATTCTCGCGTTCTAGTAAATCCTTTTGATAATTTGGAGGTGGATTAGCTTGTTTTTCTCTTTCAAATTGAGATAGCATAGATTCACGTTGTTTTTTCATTCTGTCTGTAAAGTCTTGTAATCTCATTATCTTTTATTCTAGTTCAGTTATTCTGATAGAGTTTCTCCTTTTGCGCGTTCATAGCGACTAAGAATTCACTCTTAAGTCTTATTATAGAGTTATTTAGATTTTTAACCTCGTTCTTTAGTTTAAGATTCTCAGTATTGAAGTCTTTTTCAGATTCAGATGTAACATTGTTCATCTTATCTATAAAGTCTTTCTTCATATGTTCTATACGTGATTCGTAATTTTCTTTACATTCTTGAATACGTTGTTCTCGTTCAGTAATAATCTTATCAGTGTCATTCTTTTGCCTGTTAAGAGAAGATACACATTGAGATTTAATCTGTTCCGCATCGTGTTTAACGCGTTTGGTATATAATCTATGTTTTAATAACTCTTCTTCTATTGTATTATATTCGTCTTGAAGTTTGGATAATTTTTGCTCTCTTGATGTGATTGCTTCAGCATAATCTCTTTCTAATTTTTGACGTAAACTCTCTTTCTCAGCTTCTAGTTTTTCAGTAATATGTTGGAATTGTCTAATCATATCTTGTTCTTTACGATGAACACAATCATCTATATGTTTCTTATGATATTCTACGTCAGATCTATATGTAGCGAGTTCTGTATTCATATCACGAAGCTCTCTTTCATGATCTATCCTTAACGCTTCAACAATCTTTTCATGTTGAGATTCTTCTTGTTTAAGTTTGTCTTTGTGTTTTCTAGTAGTTTCTAATACAGCTTTTTCGACTTGATTATTAGCTAATTGAAGTTGAGATTCTAGACTTTTAGTACTCTCTTCTAATCTACGTTTAAATTGGGACTTCATTTCATTCATTTGATGTTCCTTCATTGTAACAGTATTCTGATGTAATGTCTTTAATGTATCTGATTCTTTAGCGTGTTCTGATTCTAATGATTCGACTCTTTTTCTTAAAGATTGATTTAAACCTTCTAGAGTTTGAACAGAAGTCTTTTTATCAATCATTACTTTTTGTATCTGTTGGTCTCTTTCAGTATCGCATTTCATCTTGTATGCGTCTTTTTCGATATTGCACGTTTGAGAAATACGTTTAAGTTCGTCACGTTCTTTCTCAAAAACCATACGTGTCTTTTGGGTTTCTTCTTGAAAACTCTCGAACTCATTTCTTAAAGTTTCTTCACGATTAGTGTAATACTTTTCAAGTTCATCTTTTACTTTATCCTTTTCTTCTAATTGGTCATCAAGTTTTTGTTGAAGTTTATCAACCATTTGATTAAGACGTTTGACGTGTTTACTACAAGTTGAAGAATACCGTTTCTCTAACTGTTCTTTATAATTGGTAAGTTTTCTATTAAAATCGTCTCTAAGATGATCCTTTTCTGTAAAGAGATTATCACGAGCTGCAGCAATTTCTTCATTAAGTCGATCACGCTCTTCTGTAAGATCATATATCTGTTGATTAAAGTAATCTTGAGTCTTTTCCACCTCATTTCTAGAAGATTCTTTTACTCGTTGTAATTCACGTGCATATTTTTTCAGGTCAGTCTTTAGTGTAGTTTTCTCTCGTAATAATTTATCGACATCTAAGCGTGAATCTTTTCGATAATCACCCTCGACATCGCTTATAGCGTTACTTTTTCTACTTCCAGTAGATCTAGATGATCTTACAGAACGCGTGTCATCATTTAGATCACTAAGAGCACATCTCTCAACATGAGAGCCGTAACGTCTTTCTGAATTATAAGATTTTTGACATCTATCACAGGTAAACATTTTACGAGACAAACTTGTGTCTTTAAACTATGTAAAATGTATTTCTTTATTTAGTGTATAATAAATGGAATCGTATACTGTTCCTGAACTTAAAAAATTAGCAAGAGAAAGAGGTTACAAGGGGTATTCAAAAATGAGAAAAGCTGAAATAATAGCTTTACTTCGAGGGAAGCGATCTCCGAAGCGATCTCCTAAATCTTCCAATAAATGTAAAGAATATCAAATCCTTAATCCTTCAAGTAATCGTTGCGTGTCTAAGACAGGCAAAATAGGTAAAAAGTTACTACAAGATGATTTTATAAAACCAGCAAAGGTTTCTTTCAAACATAAGAAATGTTCTAATGAAAAGATTCTTAACCCTAGCTCAGGAAAATGTGTGTTAAAGTCAGGTAAGATAGGTAGGAAAATTTTAGCTGAATTAGAGCCAGATGTACCTATTATAGAGTCAGATTTTTGGCTGGTGTATGTAAAACAATCATGTCCTTATTGTGAAAGATCTAAGAGGGTATTAAGTAAAAATCATAAGAAATATAAAACCATCTTAATAACACCAGAAAACGAGGAAACTTTTCTAAAGCAAATACAGAAAAAATCTCCTGAAGCTATGATATATCCTATTATATTCCATAACAATACGTTTATAGGAAGCTATTCTGATCTGGAATTGGTATTTGGAATTGGTGATACATCAATATTATCTCGTCCTAATAAATCTTTGAACTTCATTCTTCCAAAGGGTAAGACAAAGCTTAAAACAACTAAATTCAAAGGAAATGCTATAACAGAAGCAGCAGGACTTCTATATTTGATGGAAAGATATAAAAACGATTGTGCTGTTATGGCAGAAACCATAGGTGTACATACTTACAGTTTTAGTTTTTATCAAATAGAAGTTAATTATACAAAGAATATTGTTAATGTTCCGATTGGATATTGGGATTCTGTAAAGAGATGTAAAGGTAAGAGGTTTTTACTCATGCCCATAGGTATAGGCCCTGACAAGATAGATCATTCTAATATATTAATATATGATAGTAACACTAAAACGATGGAAAGATTTGAACCTCATGGTTTTGGAACTAAAATGTATACTACACAAGAAAGTAATAATATTGATAAAACCATTATAGGCGCGTTTAAGAAACATATGGGTAACACATTTATTAAAAATTACTATAACCCTCTGGATTTTTGTCCCAGAATATCTTTCCAAAATTTGCAGTCTTATGAAAAATCAAAGATGAAAGGAGATCCCGGAGGATTCTGTGCAGCTTGGTCATACTGGTATGCTAATCTTAGACTAGCTAATCCTGATATGACTAGAAAAGATGTTATTAACAAAGCTATATCAGAATTAAACAAATCTGACTATACATATACTGAGTTTATACGTAGTTATTCTATATCAATGCATAAATATAAAGAAGCACTTCTAAAAAGCAATGATCCAATTAAATTGTTCAGACAATATGCTAAACTATTCAGCGATTAATAACGGTTAATGGTGTAGCCATTTACCAATATATTCTTAATGCTCCTAGTACAAGGACAATAGATTCAACGATCATTCTTATTTCATATCATTTAAAAAGAGATGAAATAAAGGAAAATGCCACCTAAACGTGTGAATATTGATCCAAGCGATCCTCGATATCAAAAGATTAAGTCCGGTATCGAACAAAGAAGGAAGGAAAAACAAGATAGAGATTCTCTTATGAATGACGATCTATTTGATAACCCTATGATTAGAGAAGCTCGAAAACAAATTCCAAAAGAACAACAGGAAAAATGGGCTAAAATGGGTGAAGAAATGTACAATACTGTTGATTTTGTAGATGCAGAAGGTAAGTCTCAGACTATACCTGAAGATATGATGGAAGGAGCTGCGTATGTTATTGATTCGATTAAAAGTGGAATGCATATATCATATCTAGAAAAGAATGAACGAGATCTTTTGAAAGAAATATATGGTTCTAAATGGCACGAACGTTTTGGTTATACAGAACAAGATATTAATGGAATACATACTTTTCCAGAACAAGATATTCTACTTGAATTAAACAAAGAACTTCATCTTGCAGAGGAAAATGTTGAAGAAGATAGCGCGAAGATCGAGGAATCATGAGAGAATATTCAAAAAGCTCAAGAAACTATCCAAAGCACATAATGAAATTAAGAAGATGCAGGATGATATATTTGAAGTACATAAACAGAGTTAAATAATATCTCGTATATATAAAACAGATGTGTCTAATCGTCGGCCATCGCGGTGCTTGCGGGTATCTGCAAGATAATACGATACAATCGGTGGAAAAAGCTATCGAACTGGGGGTGGATATGATAGAGGTAGATGTCCGTATATCAAAGGATAACAGATTAGTTGCTGTTCATGATGATAATATAAATGGTGTGAGTGTGTCAAACTTTTCTGCACAGGAATTATATGATATGTATAATGTTCCATTAATAGAAGAAGTACTTTCTACTGTAAATGATCAAACGAAGTTATTGCTAGATGTAAAACATCCTTATGATATAAATTTACTTTCTTCTTTATTATCATCTGTAAATAGACGTAATATATTTGTTACGTCTATATGCGGTGAATTGATAAAAACATTAAAGAATAAATACAATGATTGTACATACGGACTGGTAGAAGACGATGATGAAATACTATACCCAAATTCTAACTATGATTTTGTTATACTTAGACACTCAGATATATCTTTAACAAGAGTAAAGCTATTTAATAAGTGTGGTGTTAAAGTATTTGTATATACAGTTAATACTTACGAAGACATTCATAGATGCAATAGGTGTAATGTTAACGGTATAGTATCAGATTATCCAGATAGAATTAAAGTGAAATAATTAACCTCCTCATGAATAAAGAGAGATGAAGTATTTATTATTGATATCACTAATTATGATGAACGTTTCATTATTCTTCGTATCTGGTTTAATAGTATTCAAGACGTCTAAATCAGAAAAGCATGATATAAGTAGAATATCTACCCCTCATCACCTCTCGTATTTACTTAATAGAACGCAAGGAATAGATGATCCAGAAGATATGTCATATTTACAACAAACTCCTATTTATGGGGATTAGAATATCTATAAAGAAGATGGGATGTTGTATGAGTAGAAGAGAAAAAACTATATATATTCCACATGACGATAATAAATACGATACAGAATATCAAATTAGTGATAATATATGTTGTACTAGAAATCATTCAAATACATACAAAGGATATTATCATCGGATCAGTTAATCCGATGATAATATTAATCTAACGAGATAATATTGATATTAAGATAAAGTATGTCTGCTCAATATAGAGAAGTTAAACCAATGGGTACTTATTCGTACTCAACACTTAACAATACTAGCAATTTTACCTGCGGTCAATATTGTATGTGTAGGAATAGTAATGAAAGATCTCAATTTGATATTGACATGTACAACAAATATGTAGCTGGTGGAAATGTTCAACCATCTTGCAAAATACCTGGTTGTACGTGTAAAAATTGTCAATGTCCTTCTTGTGGAACAGGTTCTTCATGAGGTGTTGCATTTTCTCCAAAACGAATAGATGTTTCACCATCTCTGTACCTAATATTAACTCGAAATAACTCAGAAGTCAATAAAGGACGGTGTCGAAATCCATATTTCGTTCTATATAGTAATGAGAAAGCTATAGCTGTAGGAATAATACCCTTGAGATTATCTGGAAGTCATTCACTAACACAAGAAGCTCCCCACATATATATACCATTGCTGATTCAAATAAAGCTGTCAAAGTATTATGTGCAAGAAGTTCTGGATTGTTTGCTGATGAACGACTCATCCCGTAAGCAAATGATGATGTAGATTCTTGGGACAAGAATTTTTACACGTTTAGAGCAGTTTGATATGATAACATTTTGTATATCCTAAGATATACAAAACTAAATTTATTTTGAGGAACATCTACATTGAACAATATGTTTGAGCAGTGGTATACACCCCACTCAAAACTGTCTGGATAGTCCAAACAATACCATCAAAAGATGACGCGTCAGCACGAGAGCCGAATCCAACAACAACAAATGTACTTGCAAACAATCCAAACATTAGAGTTTTCCACTCTTCTTAGAGATCGTATTGGTATCTTTTTTCTTATCTAGATCAACTCCGAATTCAATAGTGTGTTTCTTCGTACCATCTTCATAACTTTCTTACCATTAACATCAGTGATATCCACATCACGATCGAGAAATTCATCAAACGGTTTCATTGCATCTTAAAAGTGTTACGACATTCACCCAACTGAGATGCAAATATATCACGTCAAGAGTTTACAGTATCTTTAGAAACATAAACGTTAGCAGAGAAAACTGGTTCCTCTGGAAACCATGTACCAGGAGGATTAGGGAATCCATTTTCATCTGGTTGTTGTCTTCTACGTTGTCTTCTACGACAAGAAGTGGTTGAATTTGGGTAGGGTCAGTCATTGATTATATTTGTTTTATATCGATATAATCAACAAAAATTATTTTGGATTTACAAAGGATCAGTATAGGAGGAGTTATACCTCGTTTTCGCAAATTTCCAGTAATCAGGACATCCGAACTTAAAATCTGGATATTCTTTGTCCATTTCAGGAGCTTTACAATAATAAACACAATCTTCCCATTTATTAGAAGTAGTCTTATTATGAATGTATAAAGCTGTATAATCTGTAGTAATATCATCAAGTAATTGACAGAATGTAGAAAAGTCTGGAATAATACCAGCATAATTCTCGTGAAGTCTTCTTCTGTTTTTAAGATTTGGTTCTCTGAAAATAAATACTCCATCTACACAAGTACGGATTGAAGGATCTACGTCCATAGAATATTGTAATGAAAGAACATAAAACAGTTGTGCGTGTCGACCAATCTTATATAATTTATGTTGTGTTTCTGAGTTTAATTCGGAAGGACGATTGGTACAATCATCAATAACAATTGCAGCCCATTCATTATCGAGATGTTGGATAGAAAGTTGTTGTCTTTTTATAGCATCTTCGATACTTTCTTCATCATAATCATTATACACGAATAAAGATGGGAAATACTTTTTGAAGTCGTGATTCAAAGTTTCTGATCCACTCATAGCTAACCCTACAGGTATAAGATCCTTCTTACACCAAAGAAGATATTTGATCATATTAGATTTACCCACACCAGGTTTTCCAATCATTACAAGACGAAACCCTTTCTCGCGTGTATGAACTGTTTTAGGATTAGGGTCAATAAGATCTGGATGAAATTCTTTGATATGAACAGTTTGTACAAGATCGTTACTACTCATTTGCAAACTCATATCATATTCTTAAATGATTATGTTAATCAGATGTGTAACATATAATACCGTATATCAACATAAACATAGTTGTAAAAAATCCAAGATATGGTGTAAAGAAACTTATGATCAATACAACCATTAATGCTATGGGCCATCCTTTCTTATTGCCACAGTAAATAGTAAAGAATACTGCAAATGGTATAAACACTAAAGATAATGTAATAGAAATGATAAGAATATATAACGACGTGTTCATGGATCGTTTGGCGATACCAACCCAATTACCGAAACTTTCGTTTTCGACAGCTGTATCATATCTCTCCTTGGATTCTTTATATTTTTTCCACGCTGTCTCGACAATCATTTATATATGGACAGGAAAAAACATCTCATAAGATAAAGAATATGCACATAAAACCATTGTATACAGGATTTAGAAGTACTACTATTTGGAGAGCTTTTATACTCAATTCCATAGCAAGCAGTATCATCATCGTTTTAGCAATCTTGTTTAAAGATTACTTTGATAAATACAAAGATAAAGATGGTCGAGAAGTTGTACTTCATACTACTTGGAAAAGTATAGTAATAACTATAGGCGTTACTTTCATTGCTACGTTTAGTGCATACGCATTAATGTGGTTTACACTTGGTTACGGTTATGGTCAGACTTCTCCTCCTTAATATATTCAAATTTGAGACATCTTAATTCATGATATTATTAACAACATGTTTGACAAAGTCTATGCTCATATTAGTATCTTCTCCCTTAATAGTTTTCTTAACATTCCTCTTTACATCAAACATGAATGATAATAGTGTATTTAGCTTTGTCTGTTCTAATTCTAAGTCTTCTAATGCCCAACCATCTATTTCATCATCAGCTTCTTCGTATAGTTTATCTATCTTTTCTCGTATTTCAGATATACATTCAGATATAAGAGTGTCATTCTGTTCCTCAATACATTTAAAAAACTTAGGAACTAACTTTGTCATTTGAGGATCTGTTACTAAAGTATCCTCATCGCATTTGTATCTAATCTTTTTTCTAGAGTAGTCTGAACATTGTAGCCGATCTTTAAAAGGATATTCCAATGCGTATTTAGCATATCCAAGAGGACCATCTTTGATATGATCTAAAGTAAGATTATTGACACATGTTTTCATATGATCTTCTGTGAGTGGGAGTAAGTTAATGTATTGTGTGTTGTTTATAGTAGTAGATTTTTCTACACCACGAATAGCTATATTTTCCAATTTATTTTGTAATTGCTCAACAAGTGTCTCAAGTTTTTGGATAATCTCTTGTTGTGATTTAATTTGCTGTTTGTAAGTGAGTACTTTAACATTCTCTTCTTCTAATTTGTTGACATATCCAGAACATGTAGTTTTATGTGATTGTAAACTCTCGAGAGATGAATAAAACTTCTTACAATATTCACATTGATAAGCTGTTTCATTTATATTTCGTCGTTTAAGACAATACTTAGCTCTTCTTTGATGCATTAATAAGTTGCTTTTAGTTGTAAATGTACTATCACAATATTGACACTTCATTTTATAATAATACAAGACATTTTAGACCATGATTCAAGAGATTTCAAATCATTTCAAATCTTACTTGAATGATTCAAGTATTTCTTGAATCATAAAATTCATTTTTTGACCAGAAACAACCTGAAAGACAAAAAAATATCTCAACACACAAAAATTGTGTGTGCGACATATTTTTTTGTTGTACTTTGTACTTTGCATCTGTATTTTGATTTCAAGTATTTTTACGGCGTTGATAGAAATATATCAAATATAACAACACAGTAAACACCATCCACGAGAATAAATAGGCTCCTAGTATCGGTAACCCCGATGAGAATATCTCCTTAAAATTGTAAGTAATAGTAAAAAGTATGACTGCGACTCCTAGGAAAACAAACGAAACGTATCTCGTAATGTTTGTGGTCTTATCATCCATATGAAACATATCTTTTATGACTCACAAGGTTTTATGAACGTATTATAAAATTGTTTTGTCACTTCTTTGGGAAGATATTCTCTGTAAGGATTACTAGTTAATTCGCGAGGTATAAAGCCAGTGATGATATCATAAAAATCTTGTGCATTTCGAAAAATGATAGCATCATCACCAAGAATATCTAGGTGCGCCCTATTCCATAAAGATGCAGACTCATATGTGATTATCTGCTTACCATTAATCGCAAATTCTCCACATGAAAGACCAAAACTGTGACCGAGAGATCCTGCTTCTATATGAGCGTCGCATGTATTGATAAACTTATTCTTGATATCGTTATCTATAATCTTGTCTAAGAATATGACTTGAGGATGATCGACAAATACTGGAGTATTAACAAAAACGAAATAAATGTTATCATTTCGTTGTACTATTATAGAGATAACATCTCGCACAAATTGTAGATCAAAAGTATCAGTACCACCATGTCTTCCAAATACTACGGCATTATTAGGAATACCTAAACAAGATCTCATGTTTTCCTTCGTTAACGACGGTTTTAACGAGATCATATGAGGAACAAAATTACCAACATTTCCCAACTTTTCTGCTAATGTTGATGAAACTGCTACATAGATATCTCCATGAGGTTGTGACATATCAAACACACAATGAACACCCGTAGGAACTATACTTGAATATAGCCCATCGTCTGTTCCGTATTTAATACAATATAAATAATTACAATCTTCTTGTTCTATAATTTGATCAATTTCACATATCATATCATTGCTGTAAAAGTGTATAGGAAACGAATTAGAAAACTTTGAAATAGCTAGTTCATCGTGATTTGCTATTTTTGGAGAAATAATAATACCTGTTATGTTGTAAAATTTTCTCATATGTACAGCATAATCATATAGAGCTGTACAAGATCCTCTGACATCTATTTGAGGTGTGTGATAAGCTATCTTCTTAATCTTCATATTTTATTTATAACATTATACATAATGTTATAAATATTCATTAAATAGGATTTGTCCAAGTGTCTGCGGAGACAAATACAGGCGATGAAGTGAATGGTTTTGGAAGTTGTATGTCTGATAATTCCAATCTTGTATCAAGAGATTTATCTTCTTTACTAAGCATAAACATAAACACTGTCATTCCTAGACAAATAGAAACTATAACAGATATTAGCGATATCTTAGAATAATCCACCACTGTCTTACCTTTATTATTCATATAAGTCACACAACTAAATTTAGATAGGGTCATTACTACAAAACATATAAAAAATGATACAGTAATAGTTATAATAGACCATAATATTGATTTGTCAATAATCATCACGCTTTTATCTATCTCAATCTATTTCTTTACACGATTATTTTTAACAGGTTGCTCTACTTCAGTTTCTGTTTCAGAATCATAATCTGATTCTTCAACGGCATGATCTTCAGCTTCAATCTGTTCTTTCGATTTTACATAGATAGATATCTTCCCTAAACTTCCTACAGATGATTTAAACAATAAAGGAAGACCTTCTCTTGGAAAGATTTGCATATTAGTACTTAATCCAGATATTTTAGCTATTCTGTTAAGCATTTCTGTTTTAAACTCTTGTCTATATTCTTCATTGTTATCTTCTTGAATGTCCTCATCTTCAGAATCATCTTCTATTTCTCCTAAAGTAACGTTTTTCTTATAAGCACTACTAGGATCAGATAAGAATTTAATGAAAAACCCCTTTGAATAAACAGTAAGAACTGAACCAACATTGTTAATCTCCTTTGTCATCTTTTGATATTCAGCCGAAGGTACAATAACTGGTTTTCCATATCCTGTGGGAAATTCTGTATCTATATATTGCATGGATTGAATTTTAACAGATGATTCTGTTACTCTACCGTTATTTTCTTTAGGGAATACCTTAATCCATAAATCATTAGGTTCATCATCATCAATAAATAGAGTTATTGAATCCTTTTTCTTAATAGTCTTCAACATTTTATGAAGATGTATCATATTAATACCTATGTATCTTGTTTCTTGTTTAAATTTATAGACAGAGAAGTTCTCACTCTGTAGATCAAGATTAATAAGGATTTGATGATAACTATCAGCCATACATAGCTTTATACCATCTGCTGATAATTCAAAACAAGCTTTGCGAATATTGTTTTGTAATAGTTCGCACAATATTTTGAGTACATAAGCGTCCCCTGTTTTAGAACGAAACGTTATAGCCATTTATGCTTAAAATGTGTATCTTTTAAGTAAAATATAAAAAATAAATTGATATAAAATGATGTTGTTAGTTTACAAACTAACAACATGGTATATTTATGTGAACATGATAATTGTAGAAAACGAGCTAGTTATGGATTTTACTTTCAAAAACCTATAATGTGTAAAGAACATAAACAAGAAGGTATGAGAACAGTTTACAAACTAACAACATGGGATATTTATGTGAACATGATAATTGTAGAAAACGAGCTAGTTATGGATATCTAAATGATAGATCAGCAACGTATTGTAAAAAATGTAAAGAAGATGATATGGTTGATATTTGTAATAGAAAGTGTACGTGTGGAAGGTGTCGTCCTATTTTTGGATATTTTCAAGATGAACGACCAATGTATTGTTTAAAGTGTAAGAAGGAAGATATAGTTAAATCTAGATGCAAATGTGGGAAATCTAAACCTGTTTTTGGAATAAAAGACACCAAACCTTCATGTTGCAAAGTATGTAAAACTGATGATATGATAGACATTATGAGTGCTAAATGTAAATGCGGCAAAGCCCAACCTATATTCGGTCTGACTGAAGATAAATCTCCTTCTTGTTGTGCTTTATGTAAAGAAGAAAATATGATAGATATAAAGAATAAGAAATGCAAGTGTGGTAATTCTCAACCTACATTAGGAAATAAAGGAGATATTAGACCTACATGTTGTGTATTATGTAAAAAGATGGCATGATAAATATAAAAGATAAGAAGTGTGAGTGTGGGAGGTGTCGTCCTAGTTTTGGGTATACCGAAGATAAAATCCCTACATGTTGTGTAACATGTAGGGACTTTATCAACGCTAATTATGAAGATTTCCAACATGATAAACCTTTATATACGCCAGATTGTGATGTACTATAAGAAGAAGGATAGATCATCGCAAGTTAATCGGTAACACATTGTTATGTATAGAAACAGATGAACATCAACATAAGTACTATTCTCAACAAGACGAAGAAAATCGATACAATGATGCTTATATGGGATTTGTGGCTAAATGGATATGGATAAGATTCAATCCAGATAAGTATAAAGGTAAAGATGGTAAGAACAAAAACCCAACTAGGTTAACTTCTTTAAAAACAGAGATAGATCGTCAGATAGAGAGGATATCAAATGATGAGCATTGTCAAGAAAGCCCTATAGAGATATACTATATGTATTACGATAAAGTAATTTAAAATAAACATGTATATTAATAAAATGGAACATTTTGATGACGGAAGTGTGGCTTATCTGGAAAACGAAGATTTCGACCATGAAGGTAATCTTGTAGTGAATACTGGAGGAAGACCTACTTGTATAATGTTACAAGGTACATTTTGCGGATATTGCACACAAATGAAACCCGAATATCATAAGTTTGCTAAAGCTTTAGGGGATAAAGTATTTATGGCTACTATATTAATAGATGGTAATCAGAACGAGAAACAGTTAAATGAAAGACTATCATCTTTTATACCAAATTATGAAGGAGTACCTATAGTTTTAGGGTATAATAAAGATGGAAAATATGTTAAAACACATGATGGTGATAGAACCGCAAAAGCAATAGCTACATTTGCTCAAAGTTTGTAACTTATTTCTAAAAACTTGTATATAAGAAAGAAATAAGCTATGGTTAAAGTTAATGGAACTCAATTTCCTATATATCTTATGGATGATATTAACACTGTCAAGGAAAGAATAGCTGCAGGGTTCTCGTCACTTCCCAAATATCTTCATTTCGAAACAGAGTTGAAATTATCACCAGATGATTATGAAGTTAGAGTGATAGATATTCTAAGTATTATTAAGAATTATTCTAATAATACGGAATTTAGTCCTCTTTATACTCGTATATTACCTCTTATGAATTCCAAGCTGAAAATGAAAGAAGATATATTAGAAGTATGGTTAGCTTATAATACAGAATTACCTAAATTATTAGATAGTGTCAAACTAGAAGTAATGTTTCTAATTTCTGACCAAGAAGCTACCGAAATTCTGGGAGAATCGTTTAGTGTAAAGTCATTTTTACGTGCTAATAAGGATGAAGTCAAAAAGAATCTAGAGAAAGAAATAAGAACATTAGTGAGTGGTGTTAAAGAAGAAATTACATTGTTTGAATCATTCAAACAAGTTAAAGATGGTGTTTATCATACAGAGTTTGAAGTAGAAAAAGCATCGTTCGATCTAACGTTAAATATACAAGATATATCATTGATGGAGATATTTAATCGGTTACAGTTAAATAATACAGTACCATTCGCATCGTATAATCAGTACTATAAGATTATTAAAGAGTTTACTCCATTTCCAAATTGGGATGAATCCAGTGATAGCATGATTATGTTACGAGTTCTTCAACGTTTAGTTCCAAAGGAAATGAATGATGATTACTATGCTTACGCGTTTATAAAGAAAGAAGAGAAAGATGAGAAAACCATTCTAAATATCAACGTTAAGCCGTCCAGACTGAACATCAATAAGAAAGATTATGTAAAACGAATATTCGCAGTTTTAGGAGATATACCTATTTTAGATGAAACAGAAGATGACGTAAAAGGTATATTCTATATTCCTGGTCAGAGCTTGAATAAACACGTATTTGGTGATCTCATCATGAATAATCCAATATTCTCCAATTTTCTCGCTATAGATGAACATGAAAAATTGACTAAGAAACGTTCTGAAATCATTATTAAGTTTAAGCACAAGGAACACGGATTAGTTACTGCTAATATAATAGAAAAGTTTCGCGAAAAGAGTGATGAAATTGTGGATAAACCTCACGATATTTTTCCTATGGGAAGAAGATACCTTCGTATCCATGTATCTACGTCTAAAAATATAGAAGTCGTTCTTGATTTTCAAAATATTATCTCTAAGTTATTTGTATTATACAACTCCGAATATACCAATATAGTACAAGAATACAGAAAGTATATACCAGATTTTGCTTTAGAAAAACCATCTAAACTAAAACAAGCAGATCGCACAATAAGATTTAAGGATGTTTCTCCTCCAGAATTATTTAAAGCTGAAATAGGTGGTCAAAAAGTAGTCAAATTTGATTGTAATAATAAACCTCGAGTTGTTAGTAAAAATGAAGCTGAGGAAATTGAAAGATCAGGAAAGGGGCAATATATGTTATTCCCAAAGAATAATGAATATATGACTCCACAATATCTGGTATGTACAGAACATCCTAATCATCCATATCCAGGGTTGAAAAATAATCCATTTCCAAGTAAAGATAAATTACCATATTTGCCTTGTTGTTTTATAGATAATCAAAAACAAGATGGTAAGAAGTATACAAAATATTTTAGGGATGAAGAAGTATTAGAAAAAGATTCAGGCGGTCAAAACCTTATTACTACTAGAAAATTTGTTAATATTAAACAACCAGGAACACTTCCAGATAATATAACAAGATTCTTTCAGGTGATAGATCCTTTGGGTGTATATTACAGAACAGGAATGTCCAGATCAAAAAGTAGCTTTCTAGAATGTGTTCTAGATGCTCTGAGTATTGGAGAATTTGAAAACGATCCAAATAATCCAGACGAACGCAGAGAAATAGTTAAACGTGAAAGAGAGAATTTGATTAGATTAGCGGGAACTGGTATATGCCGTCAAGAGATATATGATAGTACAACCGAAGAAATTCAAAAATATGTAGCAGACCCGGAATTCTATCTTGACCCTAAATTATTTATAGCTCTACTACAAGAGAAGTATAAATGTAATATATTTCTATTTACTAGAGATGTAGAAGGCGGGGAAATGTCTTTACCTAGATTTTCACAATCCTATCTGAAATTTAAGAATAATAACCCATGCATATTCGTATTTGAACATACGGGTGCAATATCTAACATGGCTGATTATCCACAATGTGAATTAATCATAAAAAAGGTATCTGAAAAAGAATCATTATATGTGTATAATGCTAACGAAAGTGTGTCTATCAAAATGAACAAGATGTTTAATAAAATTAAAAAGGCATATCAACCCAATCGAATTATACAAGAAACAGAGTTTCCTCTTTCAGGTGTAACCATAACATCGCAAGTAATAGATCCTAGTGGTAAATGTAGAATGCTCTATTGTAAATATAAAGGTAAAGAAGTTTCTTTAATACTTTCTCCGACTCCTCCTATGTCAGTAAAGGAAGTTAGGAAGAATGATTTACAAAAATTAGATTATACTGTTGCTCAAGATATGATAAAAAACATGTCAATGACATTGTTACAACAAACCGTTGTACAGGGTATAGCAAAAGAATTAATATGTCAAGTTGGTAATGTATTAGTAACAATACCTATAAATGATATGAGTGAGATATCTGGGTTGTCAAAAACCAATAAGATGGTATTGAATCAAAGTAGTGTATCTGCTCTTAACGTATTTAACCATAATAAGAAAATGGCTAGATATATGGTAGAATATGTATTTTGGCTATTTTCTAACTATCTTCATGATAATGATATTGGAAATATTGATGATACAGTGCTGAATAATTTTGCAGAACAAAAGTTATCTATACAACCTGAATTTGAATACGGGGATGTTCCAAAAATGTTCTCAACTGATAGTGGATTAATGAATGACGGTAGACTTGTAGTAAAAACAGATGAAGGATTAAAACGATTACTATACGTATTGAGACTTGGATTAGTAAGAGAAAAGAAGAAGATTCTGAATTATTATACTCATAATATGATTGAAAACTATTACATGGATATAACAGATTTTGATTATTACCAGTATCAAGTAATATTGTTCGGAGGTGATTCTATACGTAAATGGATTGAAGAAAAGATGACAGAACAGCACATACTTCACGATAATGTTGTGCCAAATATAAGAATACCATATTTCTTCAAAAACCCGTTAATATCTGATAGAAATGTATATTTAGCTCAAAATACAAGTTCTATGCCAGAAGTATTCGACATAGTACAAAATTGGCATGAAAATAAGTATAATGTAGGTTATACGACTTCTCCCGGTCAACCTTTAAAATGTGTGTTGTATTCTTACATAAACCCTAAGAATATTACTGCTTACAATATCAACGGAAGAGAAAACAATTATAACATTAAAGTACTGGGATATAAGTACACAAATGATGGCGAAGTTATGACTGGCTTCACTGCTCTTTTACCAATGCATTGACTGGTTAATACTTAAAATAATTTTTAAGCTTAATTCGAGCTTAAAAATTAAAGAATGTCATCTGACTGTTCAATCTGTACTGAAAGACTAAACAAAGCTCAAAGAAAAAGAATAACATGTCCTTATTGCGAGGACATTTGCTGTTTATCTTGTGTGAGAGAGTATCTTCTTGGATTGTCTAGTGACATGTCTAAATGCGTGTTTTGTGCTAAGGAATGGTCATTGGAGTTTTTGAGTAAAATAACACCAAAAACATTTCACAATAATAAGCACCGTGATCATCGTGTAAAATTCTATCTAGAGACTGAGAAGAGCTTGTTACCAGCAACACATGTACTAGTAGAGCGTACCAAAACTGAAAGAACTGTTAAGGTGGAAATAAACTAGTTAAAACAAGAAGAGACTGAAAATGATACAAGTAAAAATTAAGGAACTTCGAGCTAGACCAGAAAAAGAATACGAAGATATAGAGGTGAATGAAACTAAAGAGATTAATACAAAGGTAAAAATTACGTGTCCATTCCCAAAAAACAGAATGCAGAGGATTTGTTAAAGGAGAGAGTAAAAATGCGGTCTATGTAGTATCACTGTTTGTGGAAAATGTCACACTCAAAAAATAGAAAATCATGCATACAAACAGGACGATGTAGATTCTGTTAAATTGATCAAAAAGGACTCAAAACCATACCCAGAATGCAGAGTTCCAATACACATAACATCTGGATGCGCGCAAATGTTTTGTACGAAATGCGGTACGAGATTCGATTGGAATACAGGTAAAAAGGTTAGCAGTGAATGGTTTCACAATCCTCACATGGTTGAATGGCAAAGGAATAACAATAGAAGTAATGTATAAATGGGTTGCCTTATATTGATAGAATAGATAACCATATCAAATCATTCTCATTGAAACAAAAAAGTGTTGAAACTGTTATATCATGTCACACGTTAATTCAACATATCTCAGATAATATTGATCTTGGCCTCAAGTATCTACTTAACGAAATAACAGAGAAAGATTGGATCTTCTGTCTAAAAAAGAGACAGAAGAAAATGGAAAAGGATACTGAGATTCATCAAATGCTTGACATGTTTTCTCAAGTATCAACAGATATAATCAATCGTATGATGTATATGACTACAAAATCTGGGTTGATTGATTTATTGAAAAGTTTGCTACAGATTAAAGCGTATGTTAACGAACATCTTGCTAAGATAAATGATCGGTTTAATAACCAAGTACCTTTAATTGGAAGTACATGGGAAATGACAAAACGTAAATCGAAGATAAATCAAGTATAAGTATTATTACCGCAACTTCTACACGGTCTAAGCTTATTTGCTCTAAATACCATATAAAACACTGTAATAGCAATAAAACAAATAATGAGTGTAAGACTTCCTACCCATGTTTGAATTTCACATGTAAATACATACTCTAATGTGATATAATATGTAGCAATGAGAATAATGATTTTAGCTACAAACTCTGCTATATTAATCATGATTTATACTATGCAATATTTTTCAATCCAAATTGAATTTTAAGAGGAAGTTTCCTCTTAAAAAAACAACACAGATGCAAGAGCAAACAAAGTCGAAACGCGCTGATATATATCAGTCTATGGAAGATGATGAGATTGGATTCGTTTTATCTCGTCCTGACATGTATGTTGGTACACTAAGGAAAAAGAAATTGGTTAAATATATAGCAATTGAAACAGATACAGGATTCAAGATTAGTCCTGAAGAGATAGAGGTTGCAGAAGCTTTTGCAAAAGTATTTATGGAAGTGCTTTCCAATGCAGCAGACAATGTTCCAAGAAGTATCAAAAACAAGACACCGTGTACAAAAATTAAGGTTGACTTTGACATAGAAACTGGACTAACAAGTATATGGAATGATGGTAGAAGTATTCCTATCGAAAAGAAAAACAAAGATCGATACGTTCATACAATGATATTTGGACACTTTCGAACTGGTGAAAACTATAATGACGGCGAGGATAGAGAGGGAACGGGCCGGAACGGGTTAGGAATTAAGTTATGCAATATCTTTTCGAAACAGTTTACTGTTGAAGGTGTTGATCCTCAAATGAGTAAGAAGTTTTCTCAAACTTGGACAAACAATATGCGTGAGGCTGAAGACCCAAAAATTACATCTTGTAAGTCCAAATCAGGATATACGTGTATCAAATGGGTGCCAGATTTTAAGAGGTTTGGTATGAAAGGATACACTGATGATGTACTTAGTCTTTTATACAAGTATGTTATTGATGTAGCAATGACAACACGAATTCCTGTATATCTTAATGGGGAGCAAATTCCTGTCGATAATCTTCTTGATTATGCCGAGATGTATATCAATGAACCATCGGAAGATTTGATTCACATTAAGAAAAAATCATATGAGGTCGTTTTACTACCAAATTATGAAGGAACTCATCACACTATTTCTTTTGTAAATGGTGCTTATACTCCTAATGATGGTATTCATATTGATGCATGGAGTGAAGCAATTTTTCGACCTATTGTTGACAAGATTAATAAGAAGAATACAACAATTAAGAAGGGTAAACCAACAGCAACTCGACCGCACATAAATATTAAAGATGTAAAGCAATTCTTTTATCTCTTCGTATCTGTAACTGTTCCAAATCCAGAATATGAAAGTCAAAGTAAGACAAAGCTGGAAGGCCCTGAAGTAACTGCAAATTTTCCTCAAACTAACGTATGTGAAGTTATGAAATGGGAAACCAATGACATGATCGAGGACATCATCAATACTCGTGAACTTTCTCAGCTAAAGAAGTCTACAACAAAGAAACGCGGATATACAAAGGTTGAAAAACTCACATCAGCAAACTATGAAGGTACCAAACATTCACACGAATGTATCTTGATTATCTGCGAGGGAGATTCGGCCAAAACTTACGCAACAACTGGGATCGATATTGGCGTCTATGGTAAAGAAGGTCGTGACTATTTTGGGATTTATCCGTTGCGTGGTAAGATTCTCAATGTGAGAAAGGCTAAGGTAAAACAAATCACTGAAAATAAGGTCATTACTGATCTTATCAATGCTTTGGGATTAAGATATGGTGTTGATTATACAGATGAAAAGGAGTTCCGCACATTGAGATATGGAACTTTAATGACTCTGACAGATGCAGATGTAGACGGTCTTCATATCTTAGGTCTTGCTTTGAATTGTATTCATACTTTATTCCCAACTTTATTCCAGCGAGAGAAATCGTTTGTTGTTCATATGAGTACTCCTATCGCCAAGATACCTTCATTAAAAAACAAGGTATTTTTTGACGAGAGAGAGTACAATGAGTTTATGAAAACTAACAATCATCGATACAAGACAAAGTATTACAAGGGATTGGGTACATCAAGTCGAACAGAAGTCAAGGAAACGTTTGGACAAAAAATGATTGAGTTTATTCCTAACGATGATATGGATACGGATATGATTAAAGTATTCCATAATGAAAAGGGTCTTTCGGATAAAAGGAAACGATGGCTTTCTGATTATGATCCTATGGGATATAAGGATTTTGATAATGGGAAGGGCATCACACAAATGTCATTCTCTGATTTTCTCAACCATTATATGATCCAGTTTAGTATTGCTGATTGTGAAAGAAATATTCCAAACTTGATGGATGGATTAAAACAATCGCAAAGAAAAGTATTGTATGGTTGTTTGAAGAGAAAGTTGAAGTCTGACGTTAAGGTTGCTTCCCTGGCTGGATATATTACAGAACATACAAAATACCATCACGGCGAAGTAAGTCTACAAGATACTATTAAGGGTATGGCATCTTGTTACACTGGTGGAAATAATTTACCTATATTGGCAAGATCCGGAGAAATGGGATCACGCCTTCAGGGTGGAAAAGATTCAGCTTCTGCGAGATATGTAGAGACACATCTTGAAGAAATCACTCGTCTCATTTTTCACGAGGCAGATGATTGTCTTTTGAATCGTATTATCGATGATGGTGTAGTTGTAGAACCAGAGTTCTATGTTCCATGTCTTCCAATGGTTTTGGCAAATCCTTGTAAGGCAGCTATTGGTACAGGATGGTCTTCAACTATGCCAAGTTTTAACCCTCTTGATATTATCAAATGTATCAAGATTTGGTTAGAGAATGATGGATGTGCTGGAGACGAAGAAGGAAATAGTTTGTTTCCTGATTTGGTTCCATGGTATCGCGGATTTAAGGGAGTTATCGAGCAGATTGAGCATGATAAGTTTATGACACACGGTGTTCTTGAACGTATAGATGAAGATACGATTGCTGTTAATGAACTTCCAATTGGTATGTGGACAGAGGACTTTGAATCGTTATTGCAAGATCTAAAATCAGAAAAGAAGATCAAGTCTTTCCGCATTAACTATACCGTATCTGAAATATACTTCGAGATTGATGAAGCTAACGGTATCGAATGCACTGAAAAAATGCTTAAAATGTCAAAACCTGTAAGAACTAGTAACATGGTATTGTTCAATGAAGATCATCGTCTGCAAAAATTTAACAGTGTAGATGAGATCATCGATCAATTCTGCCGCGTTAAATACGAATACACTGTAAAACGTAAAGCACGATTGTTGAAAGACTGGATCAATGATCTTACACTGAACGAAAATCGCAAGAGATTTATTAGTGAGATTATTAATAAGGACTTGATCATTTTCCAACGCGATGAAAAGGATGTAATTACAGATATGGAAAAGGCTGATTATTACAAGTATAACAAGAAACAGAGTGAGGATGACGATCAGGATGATCAAGAAGACGACGGAAAACGTGAAACTGGTTATGATTATCTCCTAAAGATGCATATGCGTAGTTTCACCAAGAATAAGATTGGTGAAATTCAGAAAGAGATTGATCGGTTAACAAAGAATATCAATACTTTGAAGAAAACTTCTGAGAAACAGATATGGTTGAATGATTTGACTACCTTCGAACAATTCTATTCAAAGATGTTGGTCAAACTAGAGAAAGAACTCGATCAACCCATCTCTAAGAGAAAGAAGAAAGGTGGTAAAAAGAAGTAAAATCATCTTGAATAATATAAAGTGTAAGGATGACTATCAAGAAAGATGAAGTTAAAGAGGAATTTTGTACATCTTGTACCGGAGATGGACTTGCAATTGCAGGTGTAGATTCTACATCAGGATCTGTAACAAAATCAAAACACAAAGTATGGAAGCAAATATTGTTATGGAGTGGTGTTGCGTTATGTATTATTGTTGCAATATTAGTGGTGTTGGGAGTGATAATAAAGTAAAGGTTTTATATACCAAGTATATAAAACTATTATGTAGTCATAGTACTGACAACATGTTTAACAAATTCATTGGTTATGTTGTTATCTTGATTCTTGGACGCTTTCCTAACATTGTGTTTAGCTTCGAACATAACTGCAAGCAAAGTGTTCAATGTAGCTTGTTCTACTTCTACATCATCAAGATCCCATCCTTCCAAATCATGTGAAGTAGCGTATAACGAGTCACTTTTTTCCTTGATTTCGTCAATACATTCGTCAATAAGTTGGTTATTCTGCTCCTCTATACTATTGAAAAATTTAGGTGCTAATTTGGTTAGATTAGGATCTGTAACATACTGACCATCAGAGTTCTTATATTTTATCTTTTTCCTAGCATAGTCTACACACAATAATCTATCTTTAAACGGATGTTCTAGGGCAAATTTAGCATATCCGAGAGCTCCTTCTTTTATGTGATCTAGTGTAAGATATTCAGAACAGTTTTTCATATGGGATTTTGTAAGAGGTAATAGACTGATATTTTGAGTGTTGTTGGTTGTTGTCGTGGGTCTTTTTACCGCTTTGACATCTACATTCTCTAACTTATCTTGTAAATCTTTGATTTGGAGTTTATATTCTTCCAATTGTTCTTTGTATTCTTTCAGTTGTTGTTTATAGCTTTCAATACTCTGTTTATATTTAGTTTCTTCGTTTAACTTGATCATATCTATACATTTTTCTTTATGATAATTCAGCCCATGATTAGACGTAAACGTCTTATTGCATATACATAAATACTTATTAGTTTGTTCTGATCCTCTTAATTTAAGGCAATATTTAGCCTTTTCTATATGCGTATTTAGATTAACTTTACTACTTAATTCTTTACCACAATACTTACAAATATACTTCATTTATCTATTTACAATAATTTTTTAAATGTTTTTAAATTTTGTTAAATTTTTGTAAATCAGTTCATTGATATACAGACTGTAATACCTTGATTTTTGATTTTTTATATCGTCAACACAAAAATTGTGTGTGTTGACGATTTTTCGTACAAAGTACATGTCCTACAAAGTACGAAATTATAATAAGTATTCTGTGATTTATATCAACAAAAAGCGTGCATTGACCATTTAGGATACAAATTCTATACATTCTTTTATAGCACTCTTAAAATAATCTATATCCTTATCTATAGGGAGTATAAATCGTTCACGATTTGCTTGTTCTCGACATCCTCTCAATCTCTGAAAGACCATAGTTTCTACTACACTCATACTATCATCGTCATTACATCCCGCGTAGTAGACAACCTCGTGCTCGTCAGACTTGTTGTAGGTAGAGAGACGGGAAGTAAGGTTCTGGGCCTTACCAAGTATGTATACTCTATCTTTCTTCATTCTCCGTGTAGTAAGAATGTATATCACATTTTGTTCTGAATATTGTATACGGGGTTGTCTTTTTGAGTACCTCTTGGTCAGAAGTTGTATTTTCAGATCTTTGTCAATATTTTCAGCTTGTATCTGGCGATAGGTTTTAGTAGCGGTAATATCTACCTTACCAGTCATCATCACCTCATAGACCCAAGCAGAGACTAGCACATCAAATCGCGGTGATATCCACTGAGCTATGTTAATTGCTATCTGTGGATGTACCCATGTTGATCTTTCTTTATTTGAGCCTGAAGTGTACTTGATTAAATCGTCGGTGCTAATTAGCACCGACGAAGAAAGAACCTGTAGAAAGGCTTTAGTTCGTTGAAGACGATTCCATGCTTTAAACTCTTTGCCTCCGGCCTTACAGAGGTTAGTAATATTGATATACCCGTCTTCCTCTCTATGTTCAATTATATATCCTTTATCTAGTTCTAAGGGAGTAAGTTGGTATTCAGGTTCTTCATCGTTTTCATCGTGTTCTTCCTGTTCTATTTCAATCACTGCTTGTTCTTCAAAAGATTGCGATACTGCTTTGATAGCTACATTCTCTAACTTATCTTGTAGATCTTTGATTTGGAGTTCTAACTTTACAATAGTATCTTCATGTGTTTTATTCTTATCTTGTAAGGATGTGATAATTATATCCTTTTCTTGGGTAGATGTTATTATTGATATTGATAATTTCTTAGGTACACAAGACAATTCATGACGTTCTAGGTCTATTTTTTGTGTGAATATTTTAGTACAAAAGTTACATACAAATTTTGTACTTGTTTTACCTTGCAATTTAAGACAGTATTTAGCTGTTTGTTGATGATTACGAAGAGATGTTTTTGTGCTAAAAATATGATTACAATATTCGCATTTATTCATTTATACTGATTCAAGATATTTTTAAATGTCTTTGGGAAAAATCCAAAGACATTCCAAAGTATTCCAAAGTATTCACTAGTATTATTAATATATCTGAATATACCTCATTAAAAGATTTGTATAGGATAATTCTTTTCTACAATACTATTTGACACATCTCTAGACAGTATTTAACATTTTTTATGAGCGAATTTAACAATATTGATTAAATATTGTTAAATTTGATTAAATCTGATTAAATCGTAAATACATTTACTGATTAGACTGTTCATCTGATTGAGAAGGACCTTCATCGCCATCGTCAGGTAATGGATCTGAAACAGGTTCGTCAAAATCAAGCACGGCATCCTCGACAAGATATTTAATAAACGAATTATCATCTCGAGGTAATCCAGAATCTTCTCTAGCTTTC